AAATTACCGTTCTTTAAAGAGTTCAGTACTTATGATTCCATTTTAGCCAATTTCTTTCGTGTGACTTCTTATGATCATACCCCTGAGAAATATCCTGTCTCAAACATCAAAGCTGTTCCTGCTCCAAAAGATGTCTTTCCTTATTGGAAGGACGTGCTTTCTAAGAAATTTGCCTTCCCCTCTTTTGATGTCGCTGCCCTTTTACGATCATTTACGGTTCATGCCACTAAATATAGAGTCCCGGTTTTTGAGAAGTTCCTTGTGAATAAGGAAGTGGACAAAAATATTGCCAAGATATTGGCTGATTTGACACCTTTAACTAACACATTGGACGTCCATGATTGGGAACCAAAATTTAGAATTTTGGCTAGAGATGTTCTGACAAGAAAAGGCCCCGATGGTTTCTTTGCAAAAGTTGGTGACAAATCCCCTGGTTTGTGGAAAGGTGATAAAGCTTCTGTCGTTGGGTTGAAGAAAAGTGGAAATGGTTTCATCGTTGATGAAGTTAAATTATCCGCTTTTATAGACAAAATGGTAGATTGGCTTAAATCCCTTATAGCTGGAGAGGCGGTTGTCCCCATCGTTCCATTCATTAAGAATGAATTGCATAAGATACATAAGATACAAGAAGGTAGATTCCGAATAGTTGCCAATCTCGATGTTATTGTAGCTTGTATTAATATGATATTGTTTGATGACCTTGCCACCTATGATGTGAAGAATTGGAAAGATTTACCTTGGGTTATTGGTGCTGACTTGGATCATGTTTCGTTTGCACAACATGTTAAAACAAAACTTGGTCTTGATCCAAAAGGTTCAGATAAGAATGGTTATGATTGGACTTATCAGACGCTTGATGTCAACTTCCTTGATGATTATTTTGCATTCCTTTATGGTGCAAATTCATTACAACGGTTAGTTGCCATGTCCACGTTTGGTAGGGGTGCAAAAGTCAATTTCTATCTTCCTAATGGTATAATGTTGCAACAATTATTCGAGGGATATTTGAAATCAGGATGGTTCCTAACATTACATGTGAATTCAGTCATGCAAGCAGCCTATGAGATGGCTTGGCTCTATACAAATGGGGCGGAGCTGTCCGTGCCTAATATGTTAATTAATGGCGATGATGACTTACAAGAGAAAATGGACAACCCAGAAGCACGGATTGAGTTCTGGAAGCGTAGAGGTAAAGTATTGACAATGTCCGGTGTGGATAGCAAAGAGTTTTGTTCTCGAAAATTGATTCCTATCCATAACAACTACATCATGCAAAACATTAATTTTGCGAAATCTTATGGTTCTTTAATACATATTGTTGATCAGAAGCGACAACATGAGTCATTTAATTCAATGATTAGAAATTTTTGTTACGCTGATGCTGACGTTTTGGAATTGATGGTTGATCTTTGCGACAAGATCGGATATGATAAACTTGCCTTCAAGCAAAATATGAAGAAATCGATGCAAGATCGAACGATTGGTGAACCTTTAGTTACGGTTCCCATAGATCATCTTGATGGATAGGTAATTACACTCTTTTACCAACATTATGATACACACCTAAACAGACTGTGTGTTCCAATTATCATAATGTTGGCGCTGTTATGTCTGTTAATATTTCTCGACGAACTTCTACTTTTCCTCGCTAGAGGAAAAGAAATTTATAGGATGGATAATTCCAATTCTCTAGAAGTTCGGTTAGAAAATGTTGTTGCTAATGAGCCTAAGAAACTCAAGCAACACGTTCGCATTATGGAGGATCTGATGAGTAATTTGGAACTTAATGACAGGTGTCGACAGATACTTGCTTCATTAACCTTACCATCAGATCATTCTTGTTCTTTAGGTTCAGCTTATGGGTCTAGTCCTACGGCAAATGCTAATTTCAAGCAAATTACGCAAGTTGCGTTTTCGACTACCACATACTCTGGATCTTACCCAGGCGATTTACCGGTTGGTAATATCGCTGCATATAAATATAGAGATCCGCTGAGATCTGCAATAATTTACACTGGACTTAGCTCCAGTGAATCCTCGATCTACACATCTATAGCCACGGTTCCCCAACCTGTAGCTGATGATGATCAAGAGTTGCAAGTCTCCACGGCGTCGTTTGATGATGCACACTCATCGTTAGCGATCCATGGTCCCACTTTTTATCCCGGTTATTTGGCTCCTGGTGATCCACATCGTGGTTGGTTGCTTTCTGCTGGCCAGTGTTTAGCTATAACTTCCTTTATTGCGAGTTATGGTTCTTCAGATGGTTGCACTTTTGTGCTTAAGAAACTTGAAGGTCGCCAATGGAATGCGATTTCATCCGTTGTCAAGACTGGGGCGAGTGGTGGTATTCCATTGTGGGCTGGTTTTACAGTTTCCAGCACTGGATATTATTGTATCTCAATCGCTAATTGTCTTGGCGGTGCGTTATCTCCGAATTTTACGCTTAATCTCTCTATTTTGAGCAATGGGGCGGTTGATCCTTTCAACAACTCTATCGTATCCCAATTTATTGGGGCATGCTGGTCACAATTGACTATTCCTGGTTTTAGCGAAATCGAAACCTCTGTCAACGCGGCACGCATCAATGCTAGTTCATTGATGTATACGAACACATCTGCTCCCCTTTACAGATCTGGCACTATTGTAATGAAACAACTTCCTGCTGGTTCCAATTTTCTTGATTATCTCGATATGGAACAGCTGTTAAGTTTGCGTGATACTGGTGTCATTGAATCAGCCGAGGGTGGTTACTTGTTTAGTAAACCGTTTTCTCAAGATGAGTTTAAGATGGGCCAACCATATCAGGATGTCCTTGGTGGTTTTGGCCAAGATTACTCCTTCAAGATTTATCCGTCTGAAGGTCCATTGGTTCTTGGTGCTCTTATTCAAAACGTTACTGGTGGTTCTGATCCCTCTGTTTCACAACAGGGGTATTGGACGCTTTGTGATGTTATGGAGTGGTGTACCACAGTCCAGGCGTTTAATACGTCGACGACCTACATGACGGCTTCCGAGTTGGAGTTAATCTTAGTCGCCCTTTCTCGTATTCCTCAATATCATACTAATGATTTCCATTTCTCTGATATTTGGGATGCCATTAAGGGAGTTGCTTCCGATATTTGGTCTGGCGTTAAAGAAGTTGCGTCAGTCGTTGCACCTGCCCTTCCTGTCATAGCACCTTTGCTTATGTCAAAGAAAGGTGGTGCAAAAGAACAGAAATCTCCGATGAAGCCGGTTGTCCCTTCACATAAACCGATGAAGCCACAACAACCCAAGCCTCATCCGAAAACTCCAGGTGGGACTTCGAAAGCGATTTTAGCTTTACACCAACAAGCT